GCCATAATTTCCTCCTCGGAAATAAGTTCTATTGTCTCGGCTTGTCTGCTAGGTCAGTCGATAGAACAAGTTAATAATCCTAGTTCTTTGATTGTATATCAGTTTAATAAAAAAATCCAAAAAAAAGGGAGCCGAAGCTCCCTTTTACCAAAACATTTGGATTTATACGCCTTGAGAAGCGAAAACAGCTCTCCAGTTAGAATAACCGAATGAATATCTTTCTCTAGCTTTGTAACGCATGTTACCAGTATCGAAATCGCCTTCTAGGGCTGTACTCATTGGACTTCTTTGGAAGTGTTTAAACCCATCAGGACAATCTGTTTTTAAGAACCAAGCATCTGTATCAGTCAGATAATGGTTAACAACATATCCTTGAGGGATCATACCTGTATTCTTAATAGCATTAAGGTCGTTGTCAGATGTGCCTGTTCGGCCATTTGTTTGCAACAATCTATCTGCAACGAATTGCAATGCTGGTGGAATAATCAACTTTTGCGTTTGAAGAGCAATTACTAAATTTCTGTCATCAACTAAAGTTGAAACATTAATAAGAGCATCTTCTAATGAAGTCTCATTCAAATCTGCATAAGTTGAAGGTCTGTTACTAGCTGAACCGCCGCCACCTAGAGGATGATCTGAAGCAACAAGTGCTTTTCCATCTCCGCCAGTTACAGATGTATCAAACGCATTGTTTAATACTGCTGCAGCTTTGATTTGCTTAGTATTCGCCATAGATCTAGCCAAGGCTTTTGTATACCTTGAACCAAGTCTATCGTAAAGGTTATCTTCAACTGCCTCTTCTGTAAGAGCAAAAGCTAAAGCAACGGTTTCGTGGGAGTAACGTGATGTATATCCTTCAGAAGCTTGGTCGAAAGAAACTCCTTCGCCCTCACCTTTTACTGAAGCGTTACCAAAACCAACGATCATTACTTCTTCTTCAAACGCTCTGTCTGATGATTCAGTCTCGAAGATTTCTTCATGCTCAGAATCATAACGGTCGTATTCCATGCCGAAAAGGGCATTTAATCCTGGTTCTAATTCTTTCGCTAATTGAGCTCTATTAATAGCCATGATTAAACTCCTGCTGCGGTTCTGTTAAAATGCTCGTCTATTCTGACGATCATATTAGCATTGGTTGAAAGGGACCCAGTTCCTAAGGCATTATTTGAAGGATCTTTTGTGTATCCCATAATTCTTAGTTGTGCAGTTCCAGTAGCCATAGTGCCACTTAGTTTTACACTTGACATTCCTGTGATGTCACTACCAGCTGCGTAAACAATATCACCATTCAAACCGACTTCGGTTTGGGTAAGACTGCCTGTAGCGGCTGATTGGACTTCAAACAAAACGTCTGGGTCGTCGACAACGGCTGCTTTGCAGTCGCTGGTTGCTGTCAATGTTGTCCAAACAGGAGAGAAAATTTTATCTCCGCTTGAATCAGTAAACTGACATCCTTGAAAGACTCCTAGTAAAAGATCGCCAGCAGCTGCTACGGCTATGCCGCCTGTGCTGACCATTTTTACTGGGTCGCCTGTATAGATTGTTCCAGTTGTACCAGTTAGAATATCGTACTCAGTTGTTCCTGTAGAATTATAACCTGAGCCCAATTTTCCAATTGGTTTTAAACCGAAAGGTGCATTTGTATTTGCCATTCTTATACCTTTAATTTAAAAAATAATTTAAGCAGTAAAAGAATTAACTTCTCTTACCACCGCCAAAAGTTACGCTTGATGTTCTCTGAGGTTTTAACATCGGAGAACTTGGATCTGATTCCTTCATTAGATCATTGTCAATCGCGTCTTGTTGCGATTGTGCACGGTCGCTGAAATAGGCGTTTCTCTCGTCACGTGTTTCATTTGGAATCTTAGCCAAAAGCAAACCACCCACAGAAACTACACCCGCATGCTTTCCATTATCAATCGAAGGAAGTTCAAAGTCTCCAATCTCTTCGACGCGAACAAGGTCGAAACCTTCACGCAATCTAGACATTACATTCTTCTTATCATCCTGACCAACAATTTCAGCTCTTATCCACCTGTAGGTAAAACCTTCAGGGGCAGGTGGTGTCTCCAACATAGATGGGGGACGCCATGGTTTGCGAGCGTTTGAGGATGCTCGATTATCCGCAGAGCGAGGAGCTCTGTTATTCTTTTGTTTTTCTTCAGTCATATTTGTTACCTTTTAATATGCTTTGCGTATTCTTGTACTGGTACATTTAAACGACGGGCCATTTCGACTTCACTTTTGGTGAGCCTGACTTGTCGTTTTTTTCCAGAGCCTTCAGATCTTCCAGCAGGTGCAACAGTTTGTTGCATTTTTGCCTTGGACTTGACTGCCCCACCATCGCTGAATTTATGTGGAAACTCAACTCTAATACGTTTATCTATTTCATCATAGTACATTGTGTCCGAAGGATCAAACCCTTCTTCCTCAATTAATTTCTGATGAATGTTAAAAGCGGCTAAAGTCATTATTTCGTCTTGACCAAACCACTCGTTTTTTTGTGCCCAACCCTCAGCCTCTGGGTCTGCTTGAGGGACAGGCGCTTGAATCGGTTGTTGTTGTTGCTGTTGTTGAGGAACGTTTTGATAAACGGGCTCTCTTTCAATTTGCATTCTATTGGTTGCCAACTTACTTTCTTCAACAGTAATCTTGTCAAGAATTTCTTGGGCTTTGGTTACCTTGTCCCAGTCTTGTTCTTGATAAGCTGATTTCAAAACAGTATTGGCTTGAGCTCTTTGAGATTTTAATCTGTTTTCAGCTTCGCCGTAATAGCTTTGATTTAGTTGAGAAGTGCTAGTTTTTAAACTTTCATTTTCAACTTGTAAGTTTTTTGCATACTCGTAAGCAGACTGAGCGGCACGCTCTTGCTCACGCATTTTTTTAGTTAAACCCGCAATACGTTTTTGAACACCTTTTGAGTAATTCTCTAATTCGTCTTGCGTTTCATCTTTTACTGTTTCTTCTTCAGAAACATCTTCTATAGCTGATTGCGCCTCTTTGTCCTCTTCTGGAACATCAAGTTCTACAATCTCACCTTCTTCAATCTCCTCTTCAGGAGCTTGATTATTTTCTTCTTCTAGCATGAGTCCTCCTCACGTTTACAGCGTGACGATATCATCTGGATCTGCGATCGTAGCGATGACTTCGTCGTCGTTAATAATACGGCATTCTGCATCATCGCCTAACTTAAAGCGAGCTCCAGCATACCTACCAATTAGCACCCATTGTCTTTCTTCGCACCAGGGTGTATCTCCAAACTTGTCTTTGTCTTTGTAGCACATAGGACCCATCTTAATAACATAAGCCACTACTGAGGCCAAAGCCTCTCTATCTACAGATTCTTTTGTTAATACAATCCCACCTTTAGAAACGCCTCTTCCCCTGTAAGGAAGAATAAGCATGCGCCATCCACTAGGACTTGGCATTCTATCAATTAGGGATTTATCTACTAACGTAGGATCAAGAACTCTTTCTTCTGCGTTAACAAAAGCTTTATCGAGCTCAGATTTATCTTCTTCTTTTTTTGCTACTACCTTTTTATCTTTTTCTATACCAGCAGCAATATGGTCAGGAACCAGTATCTTGTTCTTCGTCATTTTGTTCTATCCTCTCTAGCAATTCTCTAAGTTCTTGTTCTACGTCGACGAGAGAATTGTAACGTCCACGTAAATATTGATAATCATCAAAAGATTTCGCACCATTGAGTATCTGACTCTGGGTGTCTTCTTTCTTCTCCTTTAGCCTCTTTTGTAATTGGTTGGCTACCCAAATTGTCGACATTAATAAACGCCAGAAAACTTACCACCAGAAGAAGCTTCGCCAAGACCTCTTGACTTCCCTTTGCCCATTCCTGGAGTTGGGGTTGTACTTGCTGAAAAAGTTCCTGCGTTGGTTTTTAAAGGAACAGTTCCTTTGTTACCGTAAGAACATTTATTTTTCATTGTTACCGTAAGAACATTTATTTTTCATTACTGTTGGAGTTTTTTGATTTTTAACTTTAGTTCTTTTAATCATTTTTTTACCTGTATTGATCCATTTGGCTCAAGCCTATATCAATCAATTTTAATTCTTTTTGTTGATCAAGTCTATCTTGAGTTGTATCGTCCTTCATTCTAGCAATATCTCGCTGAGCGTCAATACGTTCTCTGTCAATTCTATCTTGATTGGTTTGGTCTTGAGCTTTCATTTGCTCTCTCATTTGAAACTGCTCTTTGTCTTGTTGTAGCTCTTGACCTTTTAAAGCTAGCTCTTGTTTTCTAATTGCAACCAAAGGATCTTCTTGCGGAGGGGTTGCTACTTGTTGAGCAAATTGTCCTACTAGATCAGTCATTATAGGAGAACTAAACTGAGCCAATATATCGCTGGCTTGTTGATTAAGCGCCGCCGCCTCAACAGGTGTGGATTGTTGGGCTTGCTGTTGCAATTGTTGATATTGCTGCTGAGCCTCGGGCGGCATCTGTTGTTGCGCGATCAAATCAGCTTTCATCTGTAGATGCTGCATGATATGCGAATATATGTTTGCTTGAATTTGAGCGTTCATTTGAACTGGCTGCATGTTTAACAAGTTAACGTGAGATGCAATATGTGCATCATGGTTCTGTTGTATAAACGCTTGAGCCGTACCACCCATTAATAAAGTGCTATTTTCCATCCCAGACTCAATCGGTTTTGGCTGAGTATCTGGTGGTGGAATTAACAAAGCATCAATATTGTCTGTACCTAAAGCTGCATACATTCTTTTGTAAGCTTCATACATTCCATTCGGGCCATGTATTTCTGGATTAGACTGTACCAACTGCATCATTTCTTGAGCCATTATAATTCTTTGGCTAGTAGAGAATATGTCTGGATTTGAAACTGGAAAAACATCTACCCTTTTATCAAAGTCCGTTTGTTTAATTTCCATTTGACCGCCTGCTATGGCGTATGGATAAACAGGCGGTAAACTTTTTGCGTAAATACTTGCCAATAAGTTAAATTCTTTCTTCTGTCCTGTATGCAATCTTTTATGGATGGCAGACAATACTTTGGTAGATTTCTCTAACAAGGCAATTGTTGTTCCTACAGGTGCTTGAGAGTTACCTTCGCCTATATTTATTTCTGCAATAGATGCAAATCTTTGACCGCTTTGAACCAATAAACCTAATAGCTGTAATAAAGTTGCACTTGGCTCTTTAAACGGCAAAGGTTGAATAGCGTCACGCAAACTTCCTGCGGGTGCATCTACATCTCTAAACTCACCTGGTTGAATAGGCGTGTCTTCATCTCGAATACGAATGCCTCGGGTTTTAAATCCTGCAGGTAAATTAGCTAAAGTTCCAGCATCTATCAATTGACGCATGATGGAAGTTGAAGCTTTAGATAAGCCACCTATCATATGTGTTAAGCCAAAGCCATAAAAGCCTAAGCCTGGTAAGAATTTAAAATGTACGAAAAACTCAATTTTGTTTTTCATAGGATCGTCTTCTTCAAAGTTTCTTCTAACAGATAAAATCTTTTCGCTGTTAGTATCAATAGTAACGATGTAAGGAAGTTTAACTTCTGTATATTCTCCACTCTCGTCCGTATCTTCAAAACCTTCTAGATCTAAATTACAATGAATTTCGTATAGATGACAAACTTCGCCTGTATCGTAAGAAGGTTCCATCCCTTCTAAAGTTTCTTTTTCTGAATCTAATCCAGGGGTGCTAGTTAAATCGTTTCCACCCTCTACTTTAATATCGCTGTAAAAACCAATTGCTTGAAGTTTCTTAACTTCGTTCTCTGGCATTTTAATTACGTGAGTAATTCTAGGACAAGATTCTAAATCTGTTGCGTAGTAAGGAACAATTAAATCTTCAGGGGCAACAAACTTAGAGACAGCTCTTTGCAAAGTTTCGTCGTAATAAACTTTTTTAAATGCAGAGCCTGCCAACGGAAGATAGAACAACATCTGATCTAAGTCTTGATCGTATTCTTCCATCACGTGAGTAATTTGATAGTTCATAAACTCGCGCACGCGCTGAGCTTGTTCTTCTGTCTCTGAACTATACTCGCCTACTATTTGAGTTTTGACTGGGCCGCCTGCTGGCAGTAATTCTTTGTAAGCTTGCGCTTGAAACTGAGTAACACTTTCTCCCAATAAAGGATGGATAACCCCACTTGCTCCCTCAAAAGGCTCGGATCTGTTTTCGTCAAACTTCATACCCAAGTATTTTAAACCGTCGGTATAAGTTTTTTCCCAATCTGATCTTGCTGACTTGTCGTTATCAACGGCAGCAGTTAGTTCAACGTAAATTTTGTTTAGCTCTGACTTAGAAACAACTTCAGCTAAGTTTTCGCTAAAGCCTACGTCTTCCATTTCTTCTTCTGCATTACCTAAAATAACAGAACCGTCGTCTTGATATTGAACGCCTTCTTCGTCTAAGCCTTCTAAGATTTCAATAATCTCGCTATCAATATTATCCGTTGATTGATCGGTAGACATATCTTGAAATTCTTCAACTTCTTGAGCGGGATCAGGTGTTTGTCTTTCTATTGCCATTAGTAATAAATTCTCTGTCTAGGTTCGCGTTCTTCGTCTTCGTAGTCACTATCTAAATTTACAAATCCGCCTTCGCGGAATCGCATCAACGCTTGGGTCATAGTATCACATAAATCATCGTGAGCTCCAAACGGAAATGACGCACATTCTTCAATCATATCCTCAGCAAAAGCTCTGTTAGGAGCAAACACCATTTCTGATTCAAAGATAGGAGCGACTGAGTGCATCCTAGTTGTTTTGTCATGTCCTCGCGTTGGTGAATAGTTTACAACAGGAATTCCCATTCGTCTAAGCTCATGCGTTAAAGGTGTACCAGATGCTTTGGCTTCAATTAAAACCATATCGGTTTCCCAATATTGGTACTCACGCATAGCTATTTCTTTTAGTTCTGGAAAATCCCATCGCCCTTTCTGGGCATCTAACAGTATTACGCAATCGGGAGAATCTTCGCTGGGTCTAAAAACACCCCAAGTGGAGATGGCTGAGTAATCGGCACTTTCTTTTTTAGAGAAAGCTGTATCGTAAGACTGCATGATGTACTTAACCGACGGCAAAGAATCATGTTCCCATCTCTGCCACCATTCTCTTTTAATAATAGCACCTTCTTCAGCGGTAGGGTTCTGCATCCATTGAGCATTCCATTTCATACCAGGCAAAGATGCTTTTACTTTTAACAGTTCGTCTAGTTCCCAATACTCAGGCCAAAGAGGTTTTTCAGTATCGGGGAAGATAGCAGGGAACTCAATTACTTCCCATTGATCTGCCAACGGTTCTTTCTGAGCGTTGAGTAATTTGGCTGTTAGATCAATAGAAGACCAACGAGTCATAACAATTACAATTGCACCCTTTGGCTGTAAACGCTGTCTGGGTCCAGAAGTGTACCATTCATACGCAGAGTCTAGAGCGGTTGGGGATAGGGCATCCTGTTCAGAATGCGGATCGTCGATTATAAGTAGATCCGCACCCCGCCCAGTTACAGCTCCACCCACACCCGCTGCAAAGTATTCGCCACCTTTGTTAGTTTCCCAACGCCCTGCTGATTTATTGTCAGCCTGCAGATTGACGTCAGGAAAAACTTGTTTGTATTCTTCTTGATCCATTAAGTTACGAACCTTACGACCAAACCTAACAGCAAGTTCACCCGTATGGGTGGTTTCCATTATTTTCATTTTAGGTTTAAGTCCCATCATCCAAGACGGAAAGAAGGTAGACGCAAATTCAGATTTGGTATGTCGAGGAGGCATGTTAACAATAAGACGTTTTATTTCGCCTCTAGCAATTTGTTCTAGTTTTTCAGCAAAGATAACGTGATGGCGACCGCAGACAAATTCTGGCCACATGTGGTTGACGTAGCTTAGAAAAGATTCTTGGCACTCGTCTTGCGTTGAGTAACCGTCTTGCTTTTCTAAAAGCAGCAGGGCTTCTTTGAGTTCAGCCTCTGTAAGTTTGGAAAAATCCATATGTTATATATTAAGTTCTTTTCTTAATCTTGCCAATAAATTTAAATCTAATTTTTCTGTACCTTGTAATTGATCAAGTTCTTTTTGAATTGATTTTGTAGAACTGTAAGGAATTCCTTTTTTAATTTTTGCTGCTTCCGATAAATCACCTAGAGCAGCGCCTGGCTTTTGCAAACTTTCCGCTCGATTCATCCTGTCAAAATATTTTTTTAATAATTTTATTTTTTTAAGTTTTTGTTCTGGAGATAGAACGGCCATCGCCATTTTAAAAGACGAAGTTTCCCCTATTGGTTTAATACCAA